CTCTCGTCCAATTCGTTAATTCTGTTATTGTTTTAATATCCATTAAGGGTAATTTATTTCCAAAATCATCATCTCCAAATCCTCGTTTTAAGAATGTTAACTTCTCCAATGGTAAAATAATAGCTTTTCCATTCTTACTAGCTGATGTATATTTCATGTGTAATTTCTCCATTTCATCTCCAATCGAATCTGGATTAAAAAATTTTAAAACCTCCGGTGTAACTGAAATAATATTATCATCACCATAAATTATATCACAAACATTTTTATCATATTCTTGTAATGAATTATACAAAGGTGGCGCTACTAATAAATAGCAATATCGCAAATACATTGCATTAACCATCGTATTAATAATTGATGTAAATGGATTTCCAGATGGATTTCCAACATGCGTTCCATAAATTTCATCTCCTGCACATTGGATCGTATGTATTAACTCTTCAAAGATAACTTCACGTGCCAATTGGTAAGAAATGGCATCATTATACCAACGATTAATAATATCACAACATGATTTCATAAACTGAGGTGACAAATTACCATCCCATCCAGAATAATCTCCTGCAAATCCAATAGCAGAAACTCCACACATCTTTTTGAACAATTTCGTCCATTCAAGACTTCCTGGATCTATTCCAACTGCTGAATAAAATTGCAACCGGTGTATATAAAAAGCTTGATTAAATGCCATAAATAAACGACGTGCTACAATAGTAAAATCCACGGGTGGTATAGTAAAAACACGCGTTTTTGAATCCATAACTCGATCAATTGTTCTACGTTCATCCTTCAAATTATCCAACCAAATTGATTCAACTCGTTTTCCGGACAAAGCCATTTCCCATCGATTATCAATATTTCTTCTTAATATAGCATTCGTCACCATATTATTCTTATTTGCCAAATCTCCTGTAATCACATTTCTTTTTCCTGATTTTCCTGGAATATGGAAACGTGAGTAAGGATATCCTGGTGATGTATGCATATTGATTGGATCCATAAATGGTACTCCATCAATACCATTTAATGCTATGTCTTCTGACACAACTTCTCGTTGAATGGTTGGATCAAATTTATCAATTTGCACTACCATATGATTAACTACTCGTTGTAAAATTGGTATATCAACTGGTGGTGCTATATTTCCATACTTATTGATCCCTTGTGCCATTGGTGATACTGATGACAATCCTCTAGGATCGTAATTTGATAAAACTGCCGGTGCTGTTACAGGTGGATAAACTTTTCCATGTATAATTGATGGTACTATTTTGGAACGATCAGACATATAAATTGGTCTTTTCAAATGTCCATAACGTTCAAAATTAGAATGAGCCGCCACCAAAGACATATTACATTCCTTAATTTCAACCAATGGCTCAGGCATATATGCAGCTGACATTCCAAATTTCGCTTTTGCACGTAATAACATTTCTTGTGTTACTGGCATTGCCCATGATGTTCCATCTATATTTCCAGCAACATGAATACCCATAATTTTACGTGGTGCCATTTTATCCATCTTAATCAAAGGTGATCCGCACATACCTGGGTATGTTTGCATGTTATACTGCCATGTAGTCAATTTCTCAACAATCACATCCCTCTCAACATCCAAATCATGATTAGTAATATTCCGTGGTAGAGAATTTGCTGTTGCTTCATCTAATGAATAACCATAACGTATCTTATTTCCTGTTGCTCTTCCTTGAATAGTTTGCATCATTGGAATATTTTGTTTCGTTATAAATACAGATAAAGCATCATATTCTGATTGAAAATTTAAATCTGCTTCAGTACAAAAGTGTGATGTAATGTCCTTAAAAGGTTGAATATTTGAATCCATATTATAAACTGCAACATCTTTTGCTAATCTTATCATTTGATCTTTATAAAAAAAACTATAATATGTTTTATCTCCAACCCATATTGTCATCTCTGTTTTATCTGGTACCAAAATTCCATTATCACCTGTAAATAAATGATAAGGAGCCAAAAATAAACGACCCCCTATCAACATTCCATTCATAACAGCTGGATATACTCGTATCCGGCACATACCTGGTACTATTTTTGCCGTTGTTATTTCCAATGCATTTTGATCCATACAACCCTCACGTTGCACTAATCGAATTGGTTTAATTAAATTTCCATGTAATGTTCCATGCCCAGAATACGCTCCTTCTTTTCGTAAAAATTTCTTCACTTTCGGCGATGACAAAGTCCTATCAATAAGACTCTCCACTTCCTCATCGGTTAATGACCCATATTGTTCGATAGACTCCATACCATCATCCCAAATTTTAACCAATTCGGGTGACATTCCTTTTATGTCTCTATATAAACGATCAAACCTACCTTCGCGATCTACTTTCATTATACGCTCATTATTAAATGTCATGGCTAATTTTGCCATTGCATCTTTATCATCTTCTGTATGTCTTGCTACAACATGTTTTGGCTTTGTTGTAAATTTTCTAACCAATATAACTACTGTGATTAAAGAACCAAAAATAGCCAAATATGGTAGCACTGATTTAAGTGCTTTTAACCACAATGGTTCAATAAACGTTGCTTCCAACTTCTGTAATTCCACATAAAAATCACTAAATTGGTCTCGATATTCTCGTGGCATAGCTTGTGTCAATCGCACAAAATCATCCATAAGTCCATGTTTATTCACTCTTTCAATATACTCTGGATTTCCTTCAGTTTGTGCATGCCAAATATATTCATGTATTTGTCCACAAGGACATTCTCCATTAACATGTGATATGGAATCATCTGGATTTATTGATGATACTCCACTTGATGTTTCATCACAAGTTTTCTTTAATAATCTATCAATTGCTGCCATTCCTTTAATCTCACTCTCTTGATGTTCATGAAATTGTCGTCTGATTCGAATCAAAAATTCGGACCATGAATATGACCCTAAAACTCGATTTTCTTCCGTTGTATGACGTTCTCGAAAAATCCAGTGACTCAAATCTTCTGGAATTAATGAAGGGTCAACTTCAGCTTTCCCTTTTTTCCTATATTCCTCCTTAACAATAACCTCATAAAAAGCATGTCGTCTACGATAAAATGCGGAAACACATGTCAATCCATTTGGTTTTGGAAAACCTTGATTTGATGTAATAATCACTCCTTGTGATCTAAAAACTTCTCCTTTATCTTCCACTGCTGCCATTGGTAAATGCATTTGTTGATTTGACACAATTGTCATTAATTCCGCACATTCTCCTGGCGCTTGCATTGAAGAATCAAGTGCCCCTAAATCATCATATTGTACAAATGCTTGACCAGTATAACCTGACCAGTATTGTTCTGTCGCATTTCGCGTAAATGATAAATTTGGCTCATCTGCCTTACATTCTAAAAGCAAAGCAGGTAAAGCAGTAGCAACAAATGATTTTCCCTGACCTGTAGCTCCACACAAATAAGTTACAAATGGAACTGGTCTAATTGTTCGATGTAATGCTGACATATCAACCAATTTATATAATTCATCAATTCGTTTAAATGATGTTTCTAATAAACGATATACTTGGGGCAATCTCGTACCTTGTTGTGAACACAATTGCAATAATTCCTGTCCTTCTTTATACAAAAATTTAATTTCTCGTTGCATTTCAGGATGATAAGATGCACGCGTTGTTGTTTCATGCGAATGTAATGCATTAATCCTATCAATCCATTGGTAAAATCGTGCACCCGGTCTAAACAAATGCAACCACCATTTTATTGGCATAACATATTGCAACCAAATTTGCATTTCATCTGGAATAGCCTTTATCATATATGATACAACGTCAATAATCGATGAAAAACTTTCAGCATAATTCTTTTTCAAACGCATACATTCATTAACATAGCGAATTTGTGCTAAATCTGGCGTTCTTCCAAGCATTAATGTTCCAAGTGCTTCCGTAAATAATGATGTCATACTTGCAGCATGTCTTTCTACATGTTCCAGTCCCGTGTCAGATTGTATTGAGACTGAAGTAGAGGTAAAAGATGCTACGAATTTTCGTATATAATCTGGACTCACTCCAAATAATTGAAATAAACGCACAATCATTGATGGTACAGTATAAAAAAATTTATTAACACAAGATATAACAATATCATACAACAAAGTCAATGCATCCAAAATCTTATTAATAAATGGTTGAACTGCTTCTACACCCTTCATAATTTCTTTAATATTTTCAATAAGTGTTGCAAATTCATTGGATGCAGTTGTTATTGCATCTGCTGATTTTTTATAAGCACCAATTGTATCTAAAATTTCCGGTTTCATGCCAGTCATAAGTTCCGCAACTTCTTCCAAATTTCGTGCCGTTCGAGTAGCTTGCGGAAACATTGCTTCAAAAACTGTTTCTCTTGGAGGTTGTAATATTCGCTCTCCATTCGTTGTTGGTAAAAAATCATTTAATGAATCGACTACTGATGTTACATCAATTCCTTGTTCAAATGACGAATTATCAATGCCAGTGTTTTTTGATTTAGTACTTGTCATAGTTTTAAGATATTTTGGTTTTAAATCCGTAAAACGCCAAACGTACTGATTACACAGTTGTCGTTGTCCGCTCGTCTAAAACAAATGTAAAATAAATTTGATCTCATAATTAGCAGTCTGCGATACCAATCTATGCTAGGAGAATTCGTCAAAAGTCCTACTAGACCATGATGGGCGTCCTCACAACTTGGCTATAATATACATATAAATTCAATATTAAATCTGGTCAACATTACGACTGTCTTGTATTGATATTAATAAGGATGAATAAACTCCTAAAAAGAAGCCATCGATAAAAATCAATACTCC